ACGTTGCGAAGCGAAACAGAAATGGACAAACAGCGTCTGGACTATATTCTCTTTTTATCCCAATGGAGTGGAACTACGAAGGATTTATTGACGAGCATGGAAGCCCAGTCTTCAATAATCCGGATAATGAAGTCTTTGACCCCCATGGAGAGTTAATAGATATAGGCGTAATAGACAGTTGGCAAAATGAAGCTGATGGTTTAAAAGGCGATCAAGATGCACTAAACGAGTTTTACAGGCAGTTTCCAAGAACTACAGAGCATGCGTTTAGAGATGAAACAAAAAATAGTATATTTAACTTGGTTAAAATATACGAACAAATAGATTACAACGAAGAAATGGTTAGAAGCTTGGGTATTACTCGAGGTAATTTTCAGTGGGTTAGTGGTATAAAAGATTCAAATGTTATATTTTATCCAGATCCAAAAGGTAGATTTAAAGTAAGCTGGGTGCCACCTTCTAATATACAAAATAAAGTTATAATAAAAAATGGTATTAGATATCCAGGCAATGAACACATGGGTGCTTTTGGCTGTGACTCGTATGATATATCAGGAACTGTAGACGGTGTAGGTTCTAAAGGGGCTTTACATGGCTTAACTAAGTTTAGTATGGAAGATGCGCCAGCAAATACTTTTTTCTTAGAGTATTTAGCTAGACCACAAACTGCAGAAATATTTTTTGAAGACGTGTTAATGGCTTTAGTATTTTACGGCATGCCATTACTTGCAGAAAATAACAAACCTCGTTTGTTATATTATTTACGTAGACGTGGTTACAGAGGGTTTAGTATTAATAGACCAGATAAGATATGGAATAAATTATCTGTTGCTGAAAAAGAAATAGGCGGTATACCAAACTCAAGTGAAGATATAAAACAAGCGCATGCCGCGGCTATTGAAATGTATATACAAGATCATGTAGGCATGAAAAAAGATGGTACGTTTGGTAGTTGTTATTTCAATGAATTATTAAACGACTGGGCTAAATTTGATATAAACAAAAGAACAAAGCATGATGCGTCTATTAGTTCTGGACTTGCGATAATGGCTAACAATAGGCATTTATATAGACCGAACGCACCTATGCAAAAACCGAAACTTAACATAAGTATTGCTAAATATACAAACACCGGCAATACATCTAAATTAATTAAAGAATAAATATGGCAGAGTCTGTTATAAATAATTATTTTCCAAGTCAAGTTGTAAGTGATTTAGAAAAAATGAGCTACGATTACGGCTTAAAGGTTGCAAAAGCAATTGAGGCTGAGTGGTTCCATACTGATAGAGGTTCTAATAGATACAGAAGTAATCAAAATGATTTTCACAAATTAAGATTATATGCTAGAGGAGAACAATCAATACAAAAATATAAGGATGAGTTATCAATAAATGGTGATTTATCCTATCTTAATTTAGACTGGAAGCCAGTACCTATTATACCTAAGTTTGTTGACATAGTAGTTAATGGTATTGCAGAAAGAACTTATGATATAAAAGCATATTCTCAAGATCCATATGGTGTTAGTCAACGTACAGAGTATATGAACTCTATGATTAGAGACATGCAAACACAAGAATTAAATGATTATGTAGCAGGCGCTTTTGGAGTTGATTTATTTGAAAATGATAAAGAAAAATTACCTGATTCAAAAGAAGAATTAGATTTACATATGCAGCTTAGTTATAAACAAGCTGTAGAAATTGCAGAAGAGCAAGCGCTAAATGTTTTACTAGAAGGTAATGATTATGAATTAATTAAAAAAAGATTTTATTATGATATTACTGTACTGGGCATAGGTGCTGTAAAAACTTCTTTTAACACATCTGAAGGCGTAGTTGTTGATTACGTTGATCCCGCTGATTTAGTTTATTCTTATACTGAATCACCTTATTTTGACGATATATATTATGTTGGTGAAGTTAAAAGCGTACCTATAAATGAATTAGTAAAACAATTTCCACACTTAGACCATGAAGAATTAAAAGATATAGTAAAAAACAAAAATTATCATCAAGCTAATTATCATAATAATAATCATAATTTAAAAGAAGAAGATAGTAATAAAGTTCAAGTTTTATATTTTAATTATAAAACATATATGAACGAAGTTTATAAAGTAAAAGAAACTGGTACTGGTGCAGATAAAATATTAGCAAAAGACGATACATTTAATCCACCAGAAGAATCTGGCAACTTTGGCAAACTTGAAAGATCTGTAGAGTGTCTATATGATGGTGCTTTAATATTAGCTACTGATAAACTTTTAAAATGGGAAATGGCTAAAAACATGATGAGGCCTAAAAGCGATTTTACTAAAGTAAAAATGAATTATGCTGTAGTTGCGCCACGTATGTACAAAGGTAGAATAGAATCTTTGGTACAACGTATTACTGGTTTTGCTGATATGATACAGCTTACACATTTAAAACTGCAGCAAGTATTATCACGTATGGTACCAGATGGTGTTTATTTAGATGCTGATGGTTTAGCTGAAATAGATTTAGGTAACGGAACAAACTATAATCCGCAAGAAGCTTTAAATATGTTTTTCCAAACAGGTTCTGTTATAGGTAGATCGTTTACAAGCGAAGGTGATATGAATCCAGGTAAGGTACCAATACAAGAAATACAATCAAGTTCTGGTGGTCAAAAAATGCAAAGTTTAATTGGTACATACAATTATTATTTACAAATGATAAGAGATGTGACCGGGCTTAATGAAGCTAGAGATGCTGCAACCCCTGATAAAAACGCTTTAGTAGGTGTACAAAAATTAGCAGCAGCTAATAGTAATACAGCAACAAGACATATATTACAGTCAGGTTTATTTTTAACAAAAGAAGTTGCAGAGTGTTTATCGCTTAGAATATCTGATATATTAGAATACTCACCGACTGCAGACGCATTTATACAGCAAATAGGTTCTCACAATGTTGCTACGCTTAAAGAAATAGAGACTTTACATTTATATGACTTTGGTATATTTATAGAGCTTATGCCAGATGATGAAGAAAAAGCAATGCTTGAAAACAATATACAAATGGCGTTACAACAACAAACTATAGATCTTGAAGATGCTATTGATGTTAGAGAAATTAAAAATGTTAAGTTAGCAAATCAAATATTAAAAATTAGAAGAAAGAAAAAACAAGAAAGAGACCAACTTATACAACAGCAAAATATTCAAGCACAAGCACAAGCTAACATGCAAACACAACAAGCTGCAGCTGAAATGGAAGTGCAAAAAGAAATGGCAAAAACCCAAGCAGAAGCACAGCTTGAACAAATGAAAGCTCAGTTAGATGCTCAAAAACAAGCTCAAGAAGTTGAGTATAAAAAACAACTAATGGAATTAGAGTTTCAAATGAATATGCAATTAAAAAGCATGGAAGTTGAAGGGCAAAAATCAAAAGAAAAAGAAAAAGAAGATCGTAAAGACGAAAGAACTAGAATACAGGCCTCGCAACAAAGTGAGCTTATAGAACAAAGAAAAGGTGAAAAAGCACCTAAAAACTTTGAATCTGCAGGTAATGATATACTAGGAGGCGGATTTGATTTAGGAGCATTTGGTCCTAGATAACAATTATTAATTATTATTATATTATATTATGGCAAAAAAGAAAAAAGAAGAAGTAGTTGAAGAAACTACAAAAGAAAACATTGTAAAAGTTGATCTTAAAAAACAAGAAGATACTATTACAAAAGTAGATTTAACTAAAAAACCAGAAACACCAAAAGAAGAAGAAAAAAATGAAACCACAGAAGAAGTTAAAGAAAATAATACTGACGACAACAGAGTTGTTGAACTCGTTGAAAATGCCGACACCACAAAAAAACAAGAAGAAGTACAACCGCAAGCTGAAACACAAGAAGAGCAACCAGCTTTAGAAGAGGTTACCGAAGAAGAAGTTCAAGAACAAACAGAAGAATTAACTGAAGAAGTTGTTGAAGCTGTTGAAGAAGCTGAAAAAACAGGCATGCCTTTACCTGAAAATTTACAAAAAGTTGTAGATTTTATGGAAGACACTGGTGGTACACTAGAAGATTACGTACGTCTTAATCAAGACTATTCTAGTTATGACGACATGACGGTATTAAGAGAGTATTATAAACAAACAAAAAAACATCTTACAGATGATGAAGTTACTTTTTTAATTGATGATTCATTTTCATACGATGAAGAAGTAGATGAAGAAAGAGAAATAAGAAAAAAGAAAATAGCGTTAAAAGAGCAAGTTGCCAACGCTAAAAGCCACTTAGACGGGCAAAAGTCTAAATACTATAAAGAAGTTAAAGCTGGTTCTAGGTTAAATACCGAACAACAAAAAGCTTGGGACTTTTTTAATAGATACAACAAAGAGTCAGAAGAAAACAAAAAAATAGCGGAAAAACAAACTAATACTTTTAAATTAAAAACTCAAGAGGTTTTTAACGATAAATTCAAAGGTTTTGAATACAACGTCGGAGATAAAAATTATAGGTTTAACGTGAAGAACGCTGAAGAAGTTAAGACAACTCAAAGCGACATTAATAATTTTGTCAAAAAGTTTTTGAATAAAAATAATGAAATGTCAGATGCCAAAGGTTATCATAAATCTTTATTTACAGCCATGAATCCCGACGCTATTGCTAGGCATTTTTACGAGCAAGGCAAAACTGATGCAATGAAACAAAGCGTTGCAAAAGCAAAAAATGTAAGCATGGACCCTAGACAATCATTTTCAAATGAAGACTTTAGCGGTACAAAAGTAAGAGTGCTTAACGATGATTCTCCTAACTTTAAGTTTAAAATTAAAAACAAATAATAAATTTAAAATTACAAAATTATGGCAATTACTGGAGGTGGTAGTTTAAATAGTGTTCCTGCTGCAAAACAGCAAACATTAATTTCAAATTACCTAGATTTCACGGGTACTACGGACAAGACGTGGGCTCAACAATATTTACCAGACCTAATGGAGCAAGAAGCTGAAGTTTTCGGACCGAGAACTATTTCAGGTTTCTTATCTCAAGTTGGGGCTGAAGAGGCTATGACAGCTGATCAAGTTGTATGGTCTGAACAAGGTAGATTACATTTATCTTATACAGGTAACGTAAGTAACGGTACTGGTGGTGTTGATTCTGTTGGACAATTTACAGTTGAAGGACATATTGACGCTAACGCTAGTTATACTG